GGTGAAGGTGAAGGTGAAGGTGAAGGTGCTTTAGTTACTGGTGAAGGTGAAGGTGAAGGAGAATAACTAAATGGTGAAGGTGAAGGTGAAGGTGAAGGTGAAGGTGAAGGTGAAGGTGAAGGTGAAGGTCCTTTACTTACTGGTGAAGGTGAAGGTGAAGATCCTATTGGTGAAGAAACTTTCTTTTTACCATTATTTAATACAACAAATACAATTATAATAATAACTAATATAACAACAATTAGTATTATTGGTAACATTATAAAATATAAATAGTTATTTTTAATAATAATTTACATTTTATTTTTAATTAAAAAGATAATTTAAATTTTAATTAAGAAGAGTATATGGAGAATAATAACCTTTTGGTGGAACTTGGCAATGAGGTCCTTGTTGTGGTAGTGGTGTATCATTCCATACCATCATACAAGAAGTTCCAGAACCACATTGTGCAGGAAACATTTGTTCATTTCCTTGTGTATCAATAAGAGGTTTTCCACCACTGTAAATAACACCTTGTTCAGCACCTGTACATGTATTAGGTGATCCTTGAACTTCCATATTAATAAATTGATTTGCTGTATTATTTAGAAGAGTATTTGAAATAGCGTTTCCATTATCTTGAAGATATTGTCTGAGTTGATGTCCAGTTGTCACACCAGATTGAGATGCATTATTTACAAAATAAGCATAAAGATCACTACTATTTTGAAAATCAGTCATGTATGCACCAGATTGTCTGAAACTAACAAATTGATTTCCATTTACAGTAGTAGGAACATAATTATAAGTTTGTAATGGATTCATTGTATATTTAAATGTTTTATTTTATTTTTTAAATAAAAAATTTAAATAAAATTAAACTAAAAATTAATTAAAATTAATTAAAATTAAGAATCTTCTTCATCATCAGTCACTTCAACTTCTTCATATTCTACATTTTCTTCTGGTTCAACATGTTCTTCATTAATAATTTTTACTTCTTTAGGTATTTCAGTTTTTAGAGCATTGCGTATAATCTTTGGGTTTTTTGGATTATTATTCATAAGATAGTCATTAACTCTTTTAAGTTGATCTTCTAGTTGTTCCATTTTTTTATTTAGTATAGGATCTATTGTATTATTATTTACTGATGCATTTATTTGTTCATTTTTAACAGAAAGCATTTCTAATTTAATTTTTTTGAGTTCTTTAAGTGCTAGAACACTAACACCAATAGCGGCACCTGCACAAATAAAGGGTATCCATTTAGTAACTGTTGAAGTTGTTTTTGTAGTATTTATTTCAGGTACTTTTAAAACAGAAGGTGTTTTCATAGGAGGTGGGACATATTTATTTGACATTTGATTTAATTTAATTTAATTTATAATATTACTTTAATTTATTTTTTTAAACGATTTTACTTTATTTATTTAGATTAATAAGAAGAAGAATTAAAATTATAATAAATAGAATATAAAAAAAACTTATATTTTTATAAGATTTTAATTCTGATTTTTCTAATTTTTTATTATCATCTTTATTTAGTATATATAGATTTAATTCTTTAACAGATTGTTTATTATTTTTATAAAGAATATCTAAAATAAATTTTTTAGTAAGATTTTCTGAAATTCCATTATTTATTAAATTAGTATATAAATTTGTAACTGTTAAATCATCTTCTGTATTTGCATGTATTATATTACTATTAACAATATTGTATTTTCCACCTATAACAACTGGTGGTGCATTTGTTAATTTATCTCTAATTTTTTGAACATATAAAGGATAATAATAATATTCAAAATCATCTGCATAAACACATGCATTTTGTCCTGGAGAGGTATAGTCATTAAATCCTGATCCAGGACTTCGTGCAAAACGATCCATACAAGCACAAACATTACATATTTCATTTGAATTTGGTTTTTTACTTCCAGATAATGGTGGAAGTCTTAAAAATTTTTGATTTCCATCTTTATCTATTGCATTAGGTATTGGTACAATTATATTTATAAAAGATGTACTTACAAATTTTTGTGTTTCATCAAAACTGTTATTTGCTAATACTATACATTCTTTAATATCATTATCACATTGATTTGCTTCTTCAATATTTTTACAAATATCTTGAACATTTTGTACATTTGTATAAATAGATGTATTATTTCCACATAATTCTACATTTTTACATAAAAAAGTAGAATCTGAACATATTTCATCTATATATTTATCAACAATCTCAGATGTATCATTATCTGTAAATTTTCTATTACTGACTATATATCCTTCTGGTGTTGAATTCATTAATTATTAATTTATATAAATATTATTATTTACATAAATTAAAATTACAAATTAAAATTAAAATTGAAATTAAAATTAAAGTTTTATCTTCTTCTACCAAAAAAACTTTTCTTTTTATGTTTATAGAAAACAAAAAAAAGTGCACCAATTATAAGAGCTACAAGAATAAATAGTCCAAAAACATAAGCAGGACCACTTGTTACTCCGAATGATGATGGTTTAGATCTTGGAAATAAACTATAATAAAAGTTAACAACTGCTTTATAAAAAGTAGATTCTTTTTCAGATTGTGTAACTGGAGGTGGTTGTGTAACTGGAGGTGGTGATACCATAGATGGTGGTGATGAAGGCATATTATTATCTGAAGATGACCACCAATTATCATTAACGTTATTATTATTATTATTATTAACATTATTACCACCTGACCAATATTGATTTGTTTCTGCTTTAGGACTAAATGGGTTATAAGCACTATAATCTGTATAATTTGTTGAAGAAGGTGCTGCAAGTGGAGAATTTATAATAGATGGTGGTGGAGCATAAGTTGTTTGTAATGCTGCTGTTTTTTCACACATTTGTTTATCATTATCATTTGCATATATTCCTTTAGTACAATCTGTATATCCCTTTGTATTTGTACTAGTTGATGAACCAGAAGAAGCAGGTGATGCTTTTGTAATACATTTTTCAGGTGGATTTGTAATACAACATTTTGGCCATCCACTTGCATTTACATATCCTGGACCACCTGTTGTAGAATTTTGACAACCACCTTGTTTAACATTTCCCATTGAATCTAAATTTTTTTCAATTGAGCAACCACCTGATGATAGACCATTATCCATATTTGGATTTGGTAAGCATCCAGTAACTGCAAATCTAGATCTAGTAAATCCCATTTTAAATTATTATAATTTAAACAAATATTTTTTATTTTTTTAATAATAATATAATTAAAATTAAAATTAAAGTTTTATTTTCTTCTACCAAAAAAACTTTTCTTTTTAGAAGGACTACGGAAATAAAACATAAGTCCTGCTATTATAAGAAATAAAATAACAATTAATCCAAGAGAATCACTACCTGATTCTCCAAATTTAGATTTAGTTCCTCCTGGTGATGGTGATGGTGATGGTGATTTAGTTCCTCCTGGTGATGGAGATGGTGATGGTGATTTAGTTCCTCCTGGTGATGGTGATGGTGATTTAGTTCCTCCTGGTGATGGTGATGGTGATTTAGTTCCCCCCAGTCCTAGTGAGGGTGATAGTTCTGGTGATTTTTTAGTCATTAATCCATATGAAGGTGGTTGTGGTCCTCCTCTTATTTCATAACGTCCATTATTATTTGTAATTTTACTTCCTTTAAATAAAACAAGTGGGTAAGTAGTTATTTGACCATTACTTTCTCGTTGAGTACGACTACTCATAATGTCAGAAATAGTTGTACAAGTTTGTCCATTTTTTAAATATAGATTTTCTTGACACCATGGATTTAAATTTTTTATACTAGCATTTGGACCAAGTTCTTTTAGAATATTATTAATAGGGATTGATTTTTCAGGTGCTATTGTATAATTAACTACACCATTGTATATTACAACATCATTATTTTTTAGTTGTTTAGCACTAATACCAGTCTTAGGGTTATTACTAAGACGAGTTGTTCCAGGAAAAAATGTAGGTGATGATGTTAATATATTTAAATTACAACCAGGATAACATAAATTTTTAATATAACCATATTTACCTGATTCAATTTTTGTTGTAACTCCTGCTGTATAATTAATAATCTCTTTTTGTGTATTATTATATATTAAAACTGATAATGTTCTAACCATTTAATAATTATAAATTAAACAAATATTTTTTAATTTAATTTAATTTTTAATTATTTATATTTTAATTATTTATATTTTAATTTATATTTTAATTTATATTTATCTCCGTCTTCTAAATCCAAATGCCGCAGCAACTGAACTCTTTGCTGCTGCTGCTGCTTTCTTCTTTTTCATCATCATAAAAACAACAGCAATGATTATAAGTAGAACTAAACATCCAACACCAAGTCCAACTTTTCCTCCTTTACTCATATCAAAATCAGATCTATTCATTTGTCCAAAACTAGACTTTGTATTAATAGGTAAAAGTTCAGTATCCTTAGGTATAGTATCAGGGATATCAACTTTAACTTTACAACTAACATATTTTGGATCAATATATATATTTTTTCTTATTATTTCTGGTCGTTTATTTGTACGATAATCTGCAAGTGTTAGTGGTTTTTTATATAAAAAACTATAATTTGGAGGGTTAGTATATGCTATCGTAGATGCGTATTTAATTTCCATTATTTCTTTTCTTGGATCATTCGCACCTGCTGACATTTTCTAAAATTGTTATAATTATTATAAATTAAATAAATATTTTAATTTTTAATTATTTATTTTTTTATATTTTAATTTATATTTATCTCCGTCTTCTAAATCCAAATGCCGCAGCAACTGAACTCTTTGCTGCTGCTGCTGCTTTCTTCTTCTTCATCATCATAAAAACAACAGCAATAATTATAAGTAAAATTAAACAACCAAGACCAAGTCCAATTTTTCCTCCTGAACTCATACCAAAAGTAGATTTAGTTCCTAATACAGTTAAAGAATTTTGAGTTAGTTTTGTATTAGTTGGAAAATTATTATAAGGTTTTGTAAGTATATTATTTTTTACTATTGGATTACTATTATAAATTAAATAATTAGGAATAGATAATGTACTATTAATCTTTTTACCAGCTGCAGAACTAGAAGCATTATATGTTGTATTTCCAGGTGTAGGACTTGAAGCAATTATCTTATTAATTTTATATTCTGTATCTTTTATTTTTTTTGCATATTCATCTCTTATTTTACCTGAATTACTATTATAATATTTACGATAGTAAAAAAGATCAGTATTCATTTGATATAATTGAGAAATAATTTTATCATTTATTTTAATTTTATCCTTCATTGCATTTGCTGCTTGTCTTAATTCTGTTTCATTTTGTGCATTTGCAGCAGCAATTGCTGCTGCTGCTGCCTTTGCGGCATCCATTGGTCCATTACCATTAGCATTAGCATAAACAATAGTAGGTTGATTTAATCGTTGTTCTGGATAAATAACATCTATAGTACCATCTATTGGTCCATTACCATTAGCATTAGCATAAACAATAGTAGGTTGATTTAATCGTTGTTCTGGATAAATAACATCTGTAGTACCATCCATTGGTCCATTAGCATTAGCATAAACAATAGTAGGTTGATTTAATTGTTGTTCTGGATAAATAACATCCATAGTACCTTCTGGTGGTATATACTGAGAGAAAATAGTATTCATTAGTTTAAATAACTATAAATTAAACAAATATATTTTAATTTAATTTAATTTTTAATTATTTATATTTTTGATTTATATTTTAATTTTTATTTATAATTTTGATTTATCTCCCTCTTCTAAATCCAAATGCCGCAGCAACTGAACTCTTTGCTGCTGCTGCTGCTTTCTTCTTCTTCATCATCATAAAAACAACAACAATGATTATAAGTAGAACTAAACATCCAACACCAAGTCCAACTTTTCCTCCTTTACTCATATCAAAATTGGATCTATTCATTTGTCCATATTTAGAATTATTATCATTGTTGTTAGTTGCCATTTTCTAAAATTGTTATAAATATTATAAATTAAACAAATATTTTATTTTTTATAAATTAAGAATTTTAAATTTTACAATTTAGAATTCATCTTCATTATTTTCATTTTCAGTTTCGTTAATTAAATCAATTCCAAAAATAAATGATCCTTGATACGTTCTACCATTTGGTGTATTTGGATATTTCATTTTTAAATTCTTTTTAATACTTAACTGATAATTACCAAATACACCAAGATAATAATCAGTTGTAAATTTATGACGTTCTAAATTACATTCCTTACAATGTTCATTAAATGCTTGAACAAATGTCTTTTCACGAACGTATAAACTTTCACCCATAGCAACTTTTCCAGATGAAATAAAATGTTCTAATGCATGAGTATTCTGTGCCATATCTTGTTGTGTATCACGGAAGTATTTTGGAAGAGATGTCCAGAAATCTTGACCACGGTATTTATTTACTGCTGAAAGATAAGCACAAGCAGATTTTTTCATAATTGAAGGAAGTTCTTCATTAAGTTTTCGATCCATATCAGAATCTTTATTATTAACTTTTTTATGAAACTTTGCAACAACCAATCGACGACTGATAGATCCTGAATTATCTGTATAATCAGGTGGTTCATTACCTGCAAATAGACCAGGAATTTTCCATTCAATATAATGAGATTCTTTGTGTTTAATAGGAAGTTGCATATCACCACCTTCAATAAGTAACTGAAACTCAGATTGTTCTAGACGAAGATCAGATTTAATTTCAGGTGCTAAGAATAAGAGTTTATCTTTCAGAGATCCCAATCCAAAAGTCTTTTCAATATTATTTGAAAGTACACCTACATCACAACTCTCATAAAATTTTTTAACAAGTTTAGTAATAGTTGATTTACCAGAACCAGCAACACCTTCTAAGAATAAAGCAACTTGCCAGTTATCAAGTTCTCCTAGATCAAACATAAGTCTTCCCATAAAAACATATAACCAACGAGAGACATCTTCATCAAACTCTTGATAATCAAAAATACTTTGAAAAACTGGTGTAGGAATATCATACCAATCATCTATATTTTCATAGTTATTAAAAGACAT